ATAATTGTTGGTGTACCCATATTAACTTCCTAAGTTTGTTGTGTTCAATGCTAAAAAACCACTTGGAACTGTATCGTTAAATCCAGTACCACTGCCAATAGATTTATCTGCACCAAAGTATGCTTTTACGATACAATTTGCACTTGTATTACCAGTTGACCAATGCATATTGGCTCTATACCCTTCTAACTGTAAATTTGATAAAGTTGGATTAGAACCCGTTGCAGGATTACCACTATTATAATAAGTACCATTTTTACCAATCCATAAATTAGCACCCTCTCTTGCAAAATTAATTCTATCTCCTGCTGATATACTTCCTCCAACATTATAAATGTCACTACCCATGCCTTTAAGTTGACAAGAGTTTCCTGCATTACCTAAAACAACAATAATTTCAGGTGAAGTTGAACTGGTAGTTAAATCTGTTGATGCATTTGCTTCAACATAGGCAGCATTAATATCTTCTCTCATTAATCCAATTCGCATATTTTGATTAGTAAGAACATTACCAGAACCATCTGTATCAAATTCTATTTCAAAATACCATTTACCTGTTGCTGGCATGGAAAGAGTAGAAAATAATGGATTAGGATAACTATTTCCTTGCCAGTATACATCTAAATTTCCATTACTTGCAGTCCAGTTAGCAGTGGTACGAGTATCAAGAAGATTCATCACTGCATGATTATTGGAAGGTGTATCTGCCATTTGGTCATGTGTTGCAAGACCACTTGTTGTGAAATCATTACCATTTCCAGACTCATCATCTCCTAAATCAGATGCATCTCTACCATCAATATGAAAACCATTAGTACCAAATGTTAAACCACTTACATCTTTGGGAATCCAAATATTAGATGAGTTGTATTCACCAAAGCTAGATGGGTCTAGTGCAGTTCCATCAATTAAAACCATTTCAGCTAAATATCCATCAAACTCTTGTACACTTAATGAATGGGCAAGAGATGATATAGCCATTGTTGAACCATCACCATATCCTGCAAAATCAGTATCTGCACTTGGCTGTGTTCCTGTCATTGTAACTCTTGCACCATTTACATAAAATTTTGAAAAATCACTACTTATACCCCCAGTACAATCTGGTGACCATACACAGTGATACCATGCACTATTATCTCTAAACACCATATCAGTTGTCATTGTTTTTTCAGTTGTTCCATTTGTTAATCTAAATGTAAGTTTATCACTTGTATTAAATCTAACCATAAATCGTGAACTTGCACCTGCTGAAATTATGCATCTTTCTGTACCTGTAGATGAACCTATTTTCATCCACCAAGAAAAAGTTAATTTTCTTTTACTATCTGCTGTGTCTTGAGTTCTTGACATATAAGCATCATCATCATTATTAAATCTAATTGATTGGTCTATTGAATGTACACTACCTCCTTGTGCAGAAGAGCCAGCTAATAATGTATTACTAAATACCATGTGTTTCCTAACTTACGTTTAAGGATGCGACCATATGTATTGAAGAACTGGTACGGACAATGTAGTCCAAACGATCAACAGCATCTGCACTTGTTGATAACGTTGGAGCCGTAGCCGCCGGGAAATCATAAATTGAATTAAATGATAAAGTCCTTGATCCAGTACCGTCTTGAACAATAAAGAAGGATCCTGTCTGTCCAGCTTGAACATTGGTTGGAGCAGCTAATGTTCTAGAGCCTCCAAGTTTTACTTCAAAGTTTTGAGCATCGTTAAGGTTAACTGTTATGGATGTTGCATCCGTTAATGAAACAATGTCAGCAATTGCAGCTCCTGTTAATCTCAGTTGTTTACCTTTTGCTGTCGTAGCACTTACAACTAAAGCTGTTGTTGCAAATAGATTCGTTGTGTCAATAGTAGAAGCACCAATACTTGTTACTGTTATTCTTGATCCAGTATAACTCGTAGCTGTAACTGTACCGGAAACTTTTACGTTACCGTTAATTGTACCACCTGTTGATGGATAAGACCCAATACCTGTATTATCTAAAGCTGCTCTTGTGTTGACTCCGTTTGAATAGATTGCCATTTTACCACCTTGTGGCACGGCTGTTCCTGCATTAGTTACAGCAGTACGTAAGGTTAAAGCATAAGCACCTGATGTTGCATTATCTACATAATATGTTTTTTCGGCTGACGGTATTATAATGGTTGCTGCTGAACCTAGTGTTCCCTCAAATCTTAATACTGCATTTCTTGATTGATCAGCCGATCCATCGTTTGCTGATAAAGTTGTACTGCCTCCTGTTGTACTAACAATAACAACACCACCTACAGCCTCATCTACCATGTCGATAACATTGGTATTTAAACGAGCACCCCAAGTGTTAGCATTATCACCATCACCTTGTTTTTCTAATCTTAATCGTGTTGAATAACTACTAGACATAATTAATTACTTCCTTTTACTAATGTGTTATCTCCTCCGGCAGGAGATGCATTATTTCTCATATCATCTTGTCTTGTTCTCCTAGACTCATTTAATAAATCAGTAAAGGCTCTTTGATATTCTTGTTCCCATGCCTGAGAACCTGTATAATTTTTCATAAACATACAAGCTTCCTTCATACTAGCATAGAACAAACCATTAGAACAATATTCGGTAAAGAAATTCTCTTGGTGAACTGACGTTGCAGCCGTGGGTTGAACGATGTAAGACATCTCACAATTAAAAGCTGATACAGGAGTTGGAGCTATTAATAATCGATCAAATCCAAAGTTAGCATAATATCTTGGAATGCCTGTGCTTGTTCTTTGTGGCCAGTAATCATTTAGAAACTCATCTGTTTTTTGTAATAGATTAATTCGAGTTCCATCTCGTACTATATTTAAATTTTTAATAATTAATGTATTGTTAGGTTTGGTTATAAAAGGATCACCACTAGTTAAATTAGAGGTTGAATATTGAACAACTCCATAGCTGTCAATCTCTCGTATTAATCGAGCTTCTGCTCTCGATATAAAATGTTGTATCTCTGCATTAAAATCAGGTTCATCATTTTCAGATGTTACTTTAATTCTATTAACTAATAAATTGTATGTTGTGCTCATAATCGTTTAGCTTTCCATATTTCGTTTGTACCACCAAATACCTTCGGTGTCCATATACCTCTTACTCTAACACTAAATCTAGCTGATACACCAGTTGCAACTAAATTACTATCTCCAGCTATTCCTAAAGATCCGAGTCCTCCAATTATTGCAGGTTGGAAATTTAAAGCTCCTCCCATGCCAGAGTGACTTGAACAATAATAGTATAAACTTGTTGGACCGTCTACCAAAACAAATACTGAAGTATAAGCTCCAGCTGATCCCGGTGTGCCAACTGTTTGTACATTAGCTGTAAAAGGATCACCTCCACTATGAGTGCCGTTTGATGTTAAACTGAGTCGTAAAGGATGCCCAGAATTTGTGCTGTCAGATTGGTCAAAGATATATAAATTGTTTCGTTTAAATAAGTTAAGTCCATATTGTTGTTTTCCATCAATAAAGTATTTGTTAGCTCCTCCTACACTTTTTACTGTAACTTTAAATGTTTTAGCTGGGTAAAATACGACGTTAGCTCCTGCTCCTTGAGCCGTGTTTCTTAGTGTAAATGACACAGGAACTCTTGTAACATTTACAAACGGACCCGATACAGCTGTTACATTTCTTACTGTTAAGCTTGATGACAGTGAAGTCGGTTTTCCAAAAGCTCCAATAATAGCTTCGGCTGAACGACTTACAAAACTAACGGGTGCTCGTGTAGCATTAACCGTTTGTACCAGATTAACAGTTGCATTTCTTTGAGTAAAGCTAATCGGTGTTCCGGTTACTTGTACAGGTGAGTCAATTGATATAGCAACAGAACGAACGGTTGACGTTATATTATTGCCGGTGACAAAATGAGTGCCTGCAATCGAGATACCTACAGAACGAACTGTAGATTGCAAACTTACTCGTGTAGCTGATACAGATTGATCAACGACACTTCTATTCCAAGCACCGGTACCATATGCATTTCTACTGTATCCACTTGTAACCACAGACATTATTTAAAGCCTGTAAATTAAGAAAGTGTAATAATAGCAGTTGATGCAGCAGCAGCCGGGAATGATATTGTAAATGTACCGTTAGTCGATACTTTATCAGACCCAAAATTTAACACAGCAATAGCTTTATTACTGTTGGATGAATTATAAATTAAAGCTCCTCTAACTGAGAATGTTGTACTTGTAAAAGACTTATCTGTAAAATCAATAATAGCTGTACCACCCGAAGCTGATGTAGCTCCTAATGAAATAGTTGCACCTGCAAGAGTTCCTCCACCCGGAGCATAAGAACCACTTGATACTACTTCGTTACTTGTAGAATAAGCAGTTGTGCCGGCAGATAAAGAAGCTGCACTTGTAAACAATGCAATCTTTATTGTATCGGTTTTTAGATTATGTCCTTCTTGTAATACTTCTGTTTTAAAAGAATTACAGACAGCTTGTGTAATGGCCATAGTTAGTTACCTCGTTTAGTAAAAGTTGAATCGTCTGGAGTCCATCCTGCATCTCCAGTTGTTGCTAATACTGGTAGATTTGGACGAGCATCCCGTAAGTTTTGATTATCAGAAACATTCGGAGAATGATTTTGTGGATGATCAATTATATTATATCGTCCATCAGTCTCAGAAGCACCGACAATCAGTCCAGATGGTTCTCGTATTCTTTCAGAATATTTAAACCTAAATCCAGATCGGTCACAGATAAAATATGCATATTTACCTTTTGCCATAATCTTGATTATAACCTAAAGGACGGCTTAATCAAAAGACTAGCACGTTCTTTATCTGCATACATTGCTGAAGTTAATTCTTCTTCATACATCTGTTTTAACATGACTGCTCGGTCGGCTGTAATGCCCTCTCTTTTAATAGACATTTTATAAGCAAGTCCTGTTGCTAAACAGGGTAGAAAACGAAACGGTATATCAACATCTTCATTTGATTTATTGATGTCTTCTACTTTGTTAAAACTAAAATATTGAAGAATAGGAGTACCACTTGTTGTCGTTGCATTAGGTGTTGGCCATAGATACAACTGAGCAGCATCTCTTAGTCTATTAATTGCATATTGAGTAGGACGACTTTGCTGAGACTTAGATGTTAATCTTATATATTCTTCCATACTAATTCTTGTTAAAGCTAGATCCGTTGTTGTCGTACCATCAACTGTTCTATGTACAATTTCAGTAATGTCAATTAATGATGTTGGTAATGTATAACTTTCGGTTCCCGCCGTAATATCTAGAGTGGCAATGTTTTGTTTCCATAACAAGATACCACGATTCATCCAATCAATAAGCAATAGATTTAAAGTTCGTCTAGCTTCAATGGGTTCAAACCCTAAAGCCTGTTCACCACCAATCATAGAAAATGCTTCTTCGATTACGTCGGCTACATCTAAATTAAAAGCTGTTGTTCCAGAAGTTCCCATGTTTACCTATCGTCAAACTCTTTGCCGAATGAGGCATGAACAGAACCACCAGTAAAAAATTTACTACCTACTTTACCACCACCAGCTTTAGAGTCTTTATTTTTTTTCTTTCTTTTATTTAATTGCATTAAGTTTGGACGTGTCCCAAATTTTTCTAAGTTATCTAGTTCTTTTGCCCTCTCAATAAACATATCCCGACCAAAAATTTTATTATATGCCTCGGCTTGTTTGTCAACCAATTCTCCTTCTTCTAAACCAATAGCTTTAGTAAACTTATTTTCATTTCCTATTGCTTTGTGAAATTTTCTAACGAGTTTTTCTTTAAGATTTGGTTTTCGTTTATATTTAAATTTTTTAGTTTCTTCACTCATTTTTTGTCCTTATCTGAATACAAATTATTAAATGTGTTTTCCCAATCCATATAACTATCGTGTTGTTCTGCTGAGTGTTCCCACTGTGACGGTACAAAGTCTGGTGGTCCTTCTCCAACAACCCATAGTGCAGGATTAGATACACGTACACGATTGTTTGGTAAAGCTACAATGCAACCTTTATAAGGTCCTGATGTTAATTCCAACACATGTGATTGTTTGTGTTGTGCTGGATCATCAGATATGTAACTGTCTGTATAGTCAACCGTAAACATATATTTACCATTATAGAGCTCTCCATCCACTTTACACAACCACGGACTTGAACTAATTCGATCCATTTTAATGATGGCATGATTGCGGCTAGAACAGTCCCAAGGTTGAGCTAAATGTGTTTGCATATTGGGAGGCCATTCATCGTAAGGAGTATCTGCGACTAAAGACGTAATTGGTATTCGTGCCCACATAGCACCACCATGAGGATTGGGATGACCTTCATCACATCCTGTAAAAACCACTTGAAATCCTAAACAACGGTCTGGAACAGTGCTCACTGCAAAAGCCAAGGCATGAATAAATTCTCCTTGATACTTTTGGTGGTTGTGTGTGAACTCTTTCCTCACCCAACACTTAAAGTGTGGGATATTAGAAATGAGATACGACACTACTTGGCTCTACCACCTTTAGACATATACTTAGATGTTTTACCACCTCTAGCCATGTACTTAGTAGTTTTACCACCGGCTTTCATCATCTTGGCTTTACCACCTTTTTTTAGACCAAAAGCTTTACCATATTGATCGCCTATAGCAAATCCATCTTTAAGGGTTTTTCTAGCTTTCGTGGATACACCTCGTTTACTTTTATCAACTATACTTTTTTTTCTAGTTTTTCTTGGTATATCAGAAGGGTTTGCAGAAGATGTAAAAGGATTCTGATCATTTGCAGACCTTTGTTTTCTTTTATTAAATATTCTATTTTTTTGTGCAGCTGAAGAAGCTGAAGGCCTGTTCGTTTTCTTTTTAGTTTTTGACATAACAGACGAAGTTCCCGCCATATTAGGTTTTTTTACTTTTGTTACAGTTTTCTTTTTCGTTTTACGTCTTATCATTACCATTTTATAATACTCCTTTTAAAATAATTAATTCTAACACAAGAAGACCAATACCACAAATACCTGCTAAAGTACCTATAATAATATTTTTTCTTTTTTTAGCTTTTCGTATTTGTTCTTTTAAAGCCGCAGACTGTCGTGCTCGTTCAGCAGCAATTTCAGACTGTAGCCTATCCCATTGACCGGGAGAACCGTAAAGAACAAACAGTTCCCTCATTTCATCACGAAGTCTTTTAGCTTCTTCGTTTCTAAAATGAGCATCAATAGCATTCTGTTCAGCACCGGTCAGTTTTCCAAAGACTCCCGGTTTTTGATTGGCAACCACTTGTAAACTAGCTTCAGCTTTAGCCCACTTAGCTACAGCACCTCCCATTGAAGTTAAATCTCTGCCTACTTTTATAGCAGAAGAAATACTACCACTAGCTGCTTTTAAGGCAGCAAAGGCTGTAAATGGATCAATCATCGTTTCTTCCTTCTAAGTTTTTGTTTCCTACCACTAGCACTGATTGGATATCGTATAGAAGTTGGCTTTGGACCAATATTACTCTTACCTCTTTTACGTTTAACCGCAGCAGACTTTTGGCCTTTAGACATTCTATCAGCAACTGCCTTTGGACGACAGACTGGATATTTTCTTTTTGAAGATTTAGCAGATTTACGTCCACATTTTTTACCTGTAGAAATATCTACCCAATTCTCTTTAAACCACGTTTTTAAACCTTTTTTAGCCATGGTTCTTTTTAAGCATTTTTCATTTTAGGGTATTTAGTTTTTTTTCTACGATTGTTTTCAACAACACCACAACCACGAGCAATCTTACCACCACCTTTTAAATTAATAGTTCCACCACCGGCTTTACTAGGCTTTGGTCCTCTAAAGTCTTTTCTCTTTTTACCTCCGGGACCTTTTATTTTACCTGCACAGACCTTACTTGCATAAGCATTTGCATATGCACTAGGATACACTGCGAATTTACGTTTAGCTGCTGCTTTTCCTCTCGGGCATAGTTTTGTCACTTTACCTCCTCCGGCTTTTGTAATTTGTTGACTAATGTTTGATCGACTAATTGCCACATTATATTCCTACTAATATTTTTGCAAATACGGTTGGTATACCAGACTGCATAGCCATAGTAGCACATAATGCTCCAATAACTAACCACTTAACTTGAAAGATTGATTTTTTAACACAACCCATGTCTGTCTTTAACTCAGAGACATCTTCACGAAGTTGTTGTTCACGTTCAATATGTTTAGTAAGTTCTACTTTGAGTTCTGTAAATTGATCTTTTTGCATAATGTTAACATTTCCATCTTCTTCTAGCTGCACAGATTCTTTTCTTCGGTGTCTTACTACAGTTAATATTATGCATCTTTGCTTGTCCTGCGGAACGAGAACAATACGACTTTCTTCTTTTAGCTGATTTACTTCCTTTTTTTACACTTCCAGTAACAGCAGTTTTTAATTTAGATCCGGGATTAGCACGACGATAAGCAGCTACACCTTTAGAAGTCATTCCAGCTCCTGTTTTTGTAGACCTAAAATTACCAGATTTTACACTGGTTTTAATGCCCATACCTTTTCTTTTTTTACGAACAGCCACGTTTTATCCTGTAAAAAATGTACCGGTTACACTTACTCCTGCATTCATAGTTACATGTAGATTTGTTTGATAACGGATTCCTCCATCTTCAATGTACTGATCTGATGAACCTCCTGCTATTAGTCTTTGTTGCATAATAACTGAACCTGCTGCCCCACCATCTCTTAATACAATATCCGTTGCTGAAGCCATACCGTTTATTATGCTATAACCTCTGAGTCTACCCGGAATCGAATCGATTGTAGATGTAGATGTTGCAAAGATTGCTTTTATATTTGTTGCCATTTAAAATTCCTTATAAATTATTGTATTAAATAAAAAGGGGCCATTGCTGACCCCATTTTTAATTAAGCAGGACTTGCACCATAATATGATCTCCAGTCACTGAAACCAAAGCTATATCTTTCTCTAGCTTTAAATCTCAAGTTTCCAGTATCAAAGTCTGGCTCCATCTTAGTAGCTAACGGTGCTCTTACGAACATTTTAGCTCCGTTTGGAACATCCGTTTTAAAAAAGTAGTTATTTGCATCTGTAAATCTATGATTTATAAAATAACCACCCGGTAGCATACTCATTGAACGTAATGCATTAACATCGTTCAAGTTTGTAGCTCCGTTTGCTGCTGTAGTTGGATTCACACCAATCTGAGTTGACAATGTACTTGCTAAGATTTTCTCAGTAGTAAATTGTAAAGCAGGTGGAATGTGTAATGATTCAGCACGAGAACCAATGAGGATATTTCTATCATCTTTAGTTTCTTGTATTGCAATCATAGCTGTTTCCACTGTTGCTTCAGATAAGTCCGATGCAGCTAACAAGTTGTCCTGTACACCACCCGTAATAATTGGGTGACTGTTAGAGAAGAACGGTTGTCCATCTCCACCAGCAAATGTAGCATTGAAACCATTGTTAAATACATTCGCAGCTTTTACTTGTTTAGTAGCAGCCATGGCTCTAGCAAGACCTCTTGCACGTACTTTTGCGAAAGTATCATACAAGTTATCTTCCATTGCTTCCTCAGTAACTGCGAAAGCAAGAGCAACTGTCTCATGTGAATAACGACTTGTGAAAGATTCAGTAGCTGAGTCAAATTGAACAGCAGCACCCTCTGATTTAGTTGGTGCTTCACCGAATCCAGTGAATAACACTTCTTCCTCAAATGCTCTATCAGAATTTTCTACTTCAAACAAAGGAACGTGTTCGTCCTCTATTGATCCGTATTCCATACCAAAGATCGCATTTAAACCCGGAAGAAGCTGTTTAGCAATATTACCTCTATTAATAGCCATAATTTATACTCCTTCCTTATGCTATGTTATTGATACAACTGAACCCATACCATAATGGTCACGGTGTAGTTGTACTTTTACTTCGATTTTCGGAAATGCATCCGTTGCTGCTTCACTTGGTAACGTGGATCTTCTTAAAAGTCTTACAGTCTTGGCTTGAACAGAACCTGCTCCACCTTTAAGACTAAAACCAGACATACCTGTTACCGTAGAACCAGCTCCTAATGATACATCCATATTCTTACCCATTTGAGCATCTGCAACAGTTGCCCCGGCTTGAATAATATATGTAGCATCTGGATCATCCAAAACTAATGCCTTTGGCTCACCTGCACCATGATGCACTTGAGTTCCCGGGAAATAGTTACTGAATGTTGGTTGCTTAGTTGAGGGATCTACCCAATTAGCACCCATAAAGACTCCTGCGACTAGATCAGTGGCAGCTGATACTTTATGTACCTTACCACTGACAATCTTTACCAAGTCACCTTGGAAAATATCTGTTGCATGGGCTGTTTTAATACCATATTCGTTCATACCACTGGTATTGTACGCACCACCACGCATTCTAGAAGGTTGGAATCCATTAAAAGCTTTAGTAGTAGCCATAATTTAGTTCTCCTAATAGTTAAAAGTTGTTTACATTATAGTAAACCCTTACACCTATTTATCAAAGTGTGCAGGCCTACCTGTGGTAACTTTTGATCGACTATTATTAGAAATTGGCATACGAGGATCGTTTTTGCTCATAAGTTGACGATTAATTGCATCGGTTTGTTGTTGAGTAAAGTTTTCTACATGTTTCTTGTAGTTCTCACTATTCTCAATAGTATTTGCAGCTAAAGCCACATCACCACGAACAACTAATTGTCCTAAATTTCCGTACTCTTGATTCTGGAAACCCGCACTTATTTCAGGAACATCTTCTGGACGGACAAATTCCCATCCTTCATATTGTTTCTGTTGAACATTCTGATCATCATAAACACCTTTGATTGAAATACGAACCCATCGAAGAGTCAAACCCTTCTCTTTGAATCGTGCTTCAACTTCTGGTTGTATCTTTAACCAATTTTTTCTCTCGTATGTACTTCTTTGTTTACGAGCAGTTGTACTTGCCGAACGAGTAGCAGCTTTAACGTTCTTTACTGTATTGGTAGTCATATCAATTATTACCTTTCTTTATCCACGTGGTTGTTTTAAGCATTAACATAAGTGTAGTCGTCACCGGCCTTCTCGACCTTGGCTTTCTCTTTAGCATACACATCAAGAGGTACATTCATCTTTTTAGCAAGTCGAACATCTTCTTGAGACAATCGAATCTTACCTTTGGATGTTGCTGAAGAACGTGACTTTCCAGCAACCACTTGAGCAGGTTTATTTATTGGTTCCTCCTGCTGACCAAACTTGTGAGGCATTTCTTTTTTTAGCCTTTTACTTATCTCATTATAGAACTCTTTACTCTCTGGATCATACCCCTCGTTTATAATATCTTCATTTATAATGTGAGCTGTTTGAGTTAATATTCTATCTTTATTATACCATTCACTATTTTCTGATATCCAATCTCTAGCATATTCATGCAACTTTTGAGGTTGTGGTTGAGATTGAGGCTGTGGTTGTTGTACAGGTTCTGCTTTACTTGGTTGAGTTGGAGCTTTAGCAGCTTGGTCTTCCATGTAGAACCGTTTTGCATCAACCATTCTTATTTCAGTTGTTGCATCAGCAATAGTTTTTTGTGCATCTAACATTCGGTCTTTATCACCAGAATCAAATGCATCTTTATAATTTTGTTCTGCTAGTTTTAACTTTTCTTTAAGTTGTCCTTCAAAATTAGCTAAACTTGCAATCTCTGTTTTTTGAACCTTTTCAGTAGACTGTGTTAGTTTACCTTCTAATTCTTTAATTCTACTTTCTTGTAAAGCAAGTTGTTCTTCTCTTTCTTTACGTTGTTTAATTAATTGTCTTATTCTTTTTTCAGCACCAGCAGTATTAATGCCTTCTAACTCTTTTTCTTTTGCTGGCTCAGATGCCTCAGATTTCTCCGATTCAACAATGTAGCTGTCTTCAGTTTTACTGGGACTAGCATCTTTCGGCTCAGAAGTTGGGGAGGGTGCCAATCCCTTATCAGGTGATCCTCCATCCTCTAACTCATATTCAACTTTGTCTGTTGTTTTGGAAACATCTAGTTCTTGGTATCCGTCGTCTTGTGTTTTAGTTTCTATTTCATTACTCATTTTTATTTCTCCGTAGTTACGAGTTACGTTTACGTCAATATTTTAGATTATATAGTATTAGCTACTTAAATCCAAACTAGGATCTAAATCAGCTGGGTTTGGAACGACCATTAATATTTGATCATCAAACAAAAGAATCATTCTAATTCCTTGATAGAAAAATTTATCTCCTTGATATTTACCATACACAACATAATCTCCCGGCTTACACCATGACCCACCTTTGAATTTATTGGTATCTGCATAAGCTAACTCACCAACTTTTAATACACGACCAACTGTTGTTAAATACTTTGCATCATCTTTAAATTTATTAGGTAATAAAATACCACCTTTTGTTTTTTCTCTAATAGTTACCGGTCTAATTAGAACATGGTAACCGGGTAAACTTGGTAAAACTTCAGGGTCTTTTTGATCCTTATTAGTAATCCATTCGTCATTACCAGCTGCGGCTGTTGCTACTCCTGCTGCTCTCATAATTAATCTCCTTCTTCAGTATCGTTGTAAATATTTTTTTCAGCTAGTTTAGTTTCTTCAATAGCTAAAGTCAATCCTTCAATAATACCAACTTGATATTTGTATTCGTCATAAGAATCGGACGAACCTGTTGAAATAGCTTGAGCTAAATTATCTTTCTTTTCCGTCAATTTACTTCGTAAGTAATCTGCTAATGAGTCCATATTGGATGTAATTTAAAAAGTTCTGCTTCTGATATTTTTATCTTTTCTAAATATTCTTCTTTAATCATAGCATTAGCTACCGATATAGGTGGCTCATTGTTACGAGCTCCTATTAAAAGTTTATGATGCATTTGAATCGAAGGCTCATCAAATTTTTCGTTAAAACCCTTTAACATTAAAATAAGGTCTTGTGCTAAATTTTCCATATACCCAAATTGAATCATTGGATAATGAGTTGTAGTATAATAATTAAAATAGTCACGAACAACATTTGGGTTGTTGACAACATTGTTTAAAAAATCCTCATAATTTTCTGCCTTGCATTCTTTTTCTAATCTTAATTGTTCTTGCCAATTCCATTGATGACCATTTCTGTTTGCTTTCTTTTTAGCTCGATGATGAAACAAACTATGAACCCATGTCATTGGATGTCTTAAAAAAGCAAAACTCGGTTTGCCATAAATTTCTGGTGTATTATGAGAATCATAAACTGCATCACCAATTGGTTTAGCTCCTTCTACATAATTTAACAACATGTCTTTAACCCACCGACCTCCGGTCTTAGGTACGTGTATAAATACACTATTTGGTAATTCTATTGCCATTTACAAATAAAAAGTCTCCGTCTGTAATATCAACCATAGTCTTAACAATTTTGACTCCTGATTCAATACTAGGAACTTCAACTAATCCCTTTCCTTTATGGTTATAATAACATTTATATCCTCGGTCAAAACAAAACTTAAAACTTGTTTCAACAGGATACTTATTGTACTTCTCATAAATCTCAATCATTAAATGAGGCTTATGTTTATCAATAAGTTTTTGACCACCATTTAAGACATCAAGTTCTGTGCCTTCTGTATCTATTTTAATAAAACAAATATCTGGTGTGTGTTTCAGATGCATCTCATCTAATGTGGTAGTTTCAACTTCAATTGGTTGTCCTCCGACTAAATCTTGAAAACCTGAATTAGACAATCGTTTGTCATCTACATAGAATGTTGATGTGCCTACTTTATCGGATACACCTTTATTCCATACCATTGTATTAAGACATTCTTTATGAATTTTTAATAACTGTTCGTATACCGGTGGAACAGCTTCATAACTGGTGACACTGTTTGCATATTGTGCAAAGAACTTTGTATACATACCCACAGCTGCACCTACATCAATAACGGTGCTATCGGTAATATAGTTTTTAGTTTGACTTAACATAAAGTGTTGACTATGTAAGTCATAATAATGTTGATTGAAAACTCGTCTATTTAAAACTTCGTCAGAAAGATTAAGCTGTTGGTTCATTCTGTTTTTTACCACACGTTGGACATGAAAAGCTACTAAATAATAATTTTAACATTTCTGGGTCCTCGTCTTCGTCTTTGTAGTTTATCCAATTTATTTCTGTATTACAATGTTTACATTTTAACATGGCTTTAATATTACCTGTAAAGCTATTCGTTTTCCTTCTTTTACATGTGTACCTCTATGCCAACCATAGTTTGGTTCAAATAATATAAAATTACTTTTGTCTGAAGTAAAGTGTTTTAACATTATTTGAAGTCTCTGGGATAATGGCTCTTCGTCTGTAAATTGTCTAGAAAAGTATGAGTTCTTTCTTGCCCATATCGGTAAGGTAGCATTAGCAGCCCTATCTTCAGGTGTAGATAAAGTATTAACCAATTGATTACTTTTGGCGAAGAAGATTTCGAGGGGGTCAAATTCCCACCGATGAGATCGAGGTATAAAAGCAAAGGGGCCATTGGTTTCTGTTACTTCATTTAAATAAATAATACTTTTAATATAATTGTATTTTGGATCTATATGTAACGTATACAGTTTATTATGTGGATACTTACGTTGATCGTTTTGAAAATACTCATTAAACGTATCATGGTTATCACTAATATGTAAGTTGATATCTGTAATAGAAAAAGGTTTTGGTAATAGATTGTGCTGTGTGTAAACTTTATTTAACTTGTCAAAGATAGTATGTTCTTTTGGTAAGTTTACTATTTTATCTTGTATTCGTGTATTTCTAACAGGATGAGCTTGTTCTAACGTTTCTATATCTTGTTTTAAACATTTATTTAAATCGTCGGTATCAATAGATGTATCCCAATATCCTTCGTCATTAAATTGTTTGTTTTTAATTTTATAACTAATATTGTCATTTTTTTGTTTTAAGACTAGTTGAGAAACAGCTTTTTTAAATTGATTTTCAATATGAGTGCTATATAGAAACGTTTGTTTACTGTCGAGTTCTTGATATAACCGTTCTAGATTACTTATAAACATGCTTTTGTCGTAAATTCTTATCGCATGTTTTAATCTTAAATAATACTCTGGATATTCGTTCGTGTTAACAACTTGTTTACCCTCAAAAACTACAGCTGGATCTGGAAGTGAAACACCGTGATTTTCTATTTTATCCAACATATTTTTTTTCAAGTCTGTTTAAACTTGCTAATGTATCTTTATTTCTTTTTCCTAATTCTATTTTTCCTGTAAATCTTTTGTATTCTTTTTTAGCTGTTTCAAAATCGTTTTCAATCATAGACTTAACAAATTTAGGATGAGTTCTTAATGTACCAATATTATATGTATAATCTGTTAACAATTCTAATTTATCATTTTCAATTGAATCTGGATCATATCCCATATTTTTTAAATCTTGTATAGTTTTATTTAAATAAGTTGGATAAACAAGTTTAAATAAATTTCTTTCTACTTCCGAACTTACTTTAATGTTTTTATTTTTATTAGCAAAATTAATAGCACTTTCTCCAGATAATTGTGCACCTTCAGACAGTTTTATAGCTTTATCTTCAGATACACCTGAAGTGGTTAAGTCATTTATAACTTGGTCTTTTGATTTTTCTTTCATATCATAACCTGGCCCTATTGTTACACCAGAGTTTATTGAAGGAACATGAGGTTGTTTACTTTTTGATCCAATTTCTTGTTTAAAAGTAAACTCCCCAAAATTTTCTGGTAACTCTCTAGTCATTTCTTCTTCTCTTTCTGTTTCGGTTGTTAATTCAGCTAGTTTATTATCTTGAGTTTCTACTACTTCATCTTGATCATCTACTATAGCAATATCTTCAACTGGTGGTTTTTCTACTTCTCTAGCTTGTTGTTTTTCTCTAAAAGATCGTTGAGGGTCAATTCCTTGAGCTTCAAAAGCTTGTTCTAAAAAATTCTTAGGCAAGACATTTTGTCGTGTTGTTGGAGGAGTCATTGATGTTGGCATAGCTGCAACATCTGCTGCTTGTTTAAATTGATCTGCAGGAGTTCCTCCACCAGCTAATTCAATAGGAGGTTGTTGAGTTTTTGTTGGTTCGTTCTTATCAATCATTTTTAACAAATCCATTACAACTTTAGCTGTTAAATTTCCTGTATCCGTTTTTTTCTTTTCTTCAATTTTAGCAGCCTCTACCATTGCATCAATATCAACTTCTTTTTCTTTTAATTTAAATTCTTGTTGTTGCATTTGAGCATCAAAAACACCTTTTTCTCTTCTTAAATTTAACTCTTCTTTTTGCATATTTAAGTTTTGTTGTTCAATACTATCTAAACCACCTTGGGCTGCAAGTTGGTTAGCTTTTAAAATTTGTTGTGCACTTTGGGCCATAATCATACCCAAACTACCCCCTTCATCTACTTGTCCTTCGTTGGCTTTCATCATACCTCCCATCTGTTCTTGGAATCTTAGAACCATATGTTCACGTATGTTTGCCATAAGAACTGGTTGTACAATTTTCATAACTTCATTTGCACCATTTAATGGATCTTGTAGATAAGCTGTTTTAACTGCAATATGAGAATCGTGATCTTGTCCCGGAAATGCTTTAATCGGCATACCTTTAGAAGCTGTCATAATATCAGCTAAAGGATCTTGTTGTTTTTCTTGTTGTGGTTGTATTAAGAAACGATCTGGATTATCAACATTAGCTGCATTTAAAATTGCTTTGTTTACCTCTGGCATATTAAATGTTCCCGGAGGAGATTGTGAAGCTAGTTGTAATAACATTTGGCTTTGAGCTAATCTATGGGCATTAGATGGTATGTTTGGATCACTGACAGGAATAACATCTACACGTCCATCAAAATCTTGCTTGAATATCTCAGCAGATTGCCCTATAATGTCATAAGGATAACTTGTAGGTAAAAACTCATGGTTAATCCTAGCTAATATTTTAAACTCGTCTCTTTGAGACTTGTGGAGTCTTTTGTGAATTGCTGAAAAAAACTTACCTGATGCTTCTAATAATGCTAACGTCGTGCCAACCGGTCCATAATTCGTTGAGTCAGCAACAACTTGGTCAGTCGTGTCAGCAAATTTCTGACCAGCAGTGGCTACGTACCCTAACATCTGATATAGAACTTGCGATGGTTCTTTATACGGCAGAGGAACTATGGATTTGCCCAAGTCAAGTCCTGTCGCCTCTACGTCACGAAACTCCCCCGGCATTATCGGAGTATTATCTCCAACAACTCTTACACCCCTAGCTTTAAAACCTCCGGGTAAATTAGCAAACTGACCGGCATCAACTAAGGCTCTCATTGCAGCTGTAGCTGACATTGTTAAATTACCTAAGAAATGTATAAGACCTAAACCGTAAAATCCAAATCCAGGTACAAACTTATAAGCAATGAAATGTTCACGTTTAAGATATCGAACATCTCCGTCATTCCAATTACGTCTAATACTTAAAACTTTTCTACTTGTTTGTTCAACGGTTACAATATACGGCCATGCTTCTCCATTAGGACTATTAAATGGTTCGGGTAAATCAAGATATACATGTTGTTCTAATAAACTATAACTTGGGTCATATGGATTATCATCATAGGCTGACAGTCCCATAACCTGTTCTGCTTTAGATGTAATTGATCCTCTATTGGTTCTGTCTGGATCTCCTAACTCAACATCTCTATACATTCCTGCATTAATCTCTTTTTTAAGATCGTTTTCTGTACGATAAATTAAATGAGTATAACGATCTGCACGTCTAAGATCCGATACTAAATTAGAAACTTGGAATTGATCAATTGGAATAAATTCTGATATCGGTCTTCCTAATGTTTCATCGTAATAAACTTTTTTAATGGCTGTTCCAATCAAAGGTAGATGAAAGAGCATCTTTTCAAACTCGTCAAAATACTCTGGCATATCATCTGTAATTTGATAATTCATAAAGTCTTTAACACGTTTAGCTTGTGCCTCTTTTTCAGGAGTTGGATTACCAATGATTTGAGTTTTTATAGGTCCTTTAGCTGGAAAAAGTTCTTGGCTGGCTTTGGATTGAAACTTAACTGCATTTTCTATTATTAAAGGGTGAGTGGCTGTGCAGGCACCGTCGAAAGGTTCTGTTGTTTCCTCTAGTTTCAGACCTAGTAAATCAAACCCACGTTCAAATGTCTGTTCCCACTCATCTCTTGAATCTTTGTCACTTTGATAATTATCTAAAATAGTTGCAGCAATATCTTCTAAATCATCTTCTTCCATCAAGTCAGCTAAGTTTGTGTAAAAATCTCCACTAATACTTGCTAACACTTTTCCACTGTCTTCATTTAAAGCAACTTCAACTTCACCTGTAATTGGATCTACATCCACTGCCATATCTTCTTCTTGTTCTTCATCTACTTTAACATCAATACCAAGACCCTCTGAAGCCTCTGTTATTTTTTCTCTTGTTTTTTCTAAGGGTGTTGTAATGTCATTTGGGTTTTTTTCAATAGCCATAATTATTTAGATACCTTCCAATAGGTTGCCTTATTTTTTTTATAAGTATTATCTTCACTACTATAATACGGATCATGGGGATGTTGCAAGTGCCAAGAATCTTTCATATAATGAACAGCCATTACCATTGAATCAACTTGATCATCATGTGCTCCATTTGGAAACGTTATAGCCTCGTCAAATAATGTTTGTGCCCACGGCTTCTTAGGTAAAAAAATTCTGCCTGCCTCTAATAAAGGAGAAGCTGCATAGGCTCTACTTACTTTATCACGATCTGGTGTATATTCCAAGATTGGAAGACCAGCCCTTCGTAAATCTTGTATCAAACTTTGTCCACTAGCTTTCTTTTCTATAATAATTAAATCTGGATTATGTTGTTCAAAAGCATCTTGAGCATTACTTCTTAACTCTGGATATTCAAATCGACCTCGTAAATTACCGAGTAAAATTAAATTACCAACATTGTGTTCTATTCCCTCACTATCGGTTTCTACTGTATTAAAAATACCCCATGTTTGAATAACACTAAAATCTGCTGTATTTCTTGTTGAAAAAGCTGTATCCATGGTTTGAATTACAAAATCACAATTAGGAGGTTCAGTTTCATCCCACATATTAAACCAAGCTTTCTTTAAAATACCACCCTCATCAGGTACAGGGTTTTGCATGTACAAAGATTCCCAATATCGTGAACCATTGTGTCTCCGTATTTCTGCCTCATCTTGTTTAAGAATTTTATCAGGTTTCCATTCAGGAAAATAAGAACCACCTATTGGTAAATTTAATAGTTTAGAAGAAGACTCATCAACCCAAGCTGGTATTTTTATAACTTCCCAAGAATATGTTTCTGAAAAATCTGGATCTCCTTCAGAAGACAACAACCAACCACATAAATCATCTTCATGGTAACGAGTATTAATAATAACAATAGAACCATTAGGCATTAATCGTGTTCGTAAACCAGCTGGATACCATTCTTTAATATATCGACGACCTGCCTCACTAAAAGCATCTTCTTCTGACATTACGTCATCTAACAAAGCTACATGAGCACCACGACCTGCAATTTGAGTACGAACACCTGCTGCTACATATACACCGTTTTTGTTTGTTTGCCATTTACCTGCAGCCCTAACATCAGAACGTAGTTTAACATCAAAAATATCTTGATACGTTTGATCACTGACTAAATCTCTTACACCACGACCAAAATCACTAGCAAGTTGATCACTATGTGATACCGATAGAATTTCGTGTTGAGGATGTCTTCCTAAATACCATGCGGGAAATAGTTTTGAACACACCACAGACTTAGAAGAACGAGGTGGTAGAAAAACCATTAATCTTTTTACTTTTCCTTCTTCAATTTCTTGTAATTTTTGAGAGATAACCTCAATATGCCTACCCATTTTAAAATCAGCTACTAATTTAGGTGCAAATCCTTTAACAAAACTTAAAAAGTTCTGTCTAACATTTTCGTAAGCATGAAATCTAAGAGAATTTAACTGGTCGTCGTTGAGATCCAACTCCATTTTTTATTTTTTAGCTCGATTTTTAGATCGTTTAATAACTCTTATGTTTTTCTTTGAATTATTTCTAGGATTTCCATCTTTATGGTCAATATCCTTTTTGTCACCTTTCTTAACCCTACCTTTTTTTGAAAGTTTTCTTCTCATTTTGTTACGATGAGCCCTATCTTTCTTAGATTTAGTAGAAGATTGAAATTTATCATATTCTTTTCGATAATTTCTAGCCATTGTCTTCCTTTTTTTCTTTTTTAATAGTTTTACTGCCTCCATCAATTAATTTAAAACCTGCAATATCTGCTAGTTTTTGTATATCTTTTCGTTTATCTCCTGATTCAAACCCTGTTGTCTTAACTGTCTGTTCAATTTTAGAAACATCAACAAACATACCTAGATGTTTAGCTATATTTTCCATAGAACGATTTGCATTTGTAAAATCAGAATCTTTAAGAGACTCTGTGTAAACTTCTGAAAGTTTATCAAGAACTCTTTCCTTAGTCCATGCGATTTTTTTTAAAGCCTCTTGTTGATACTCTTCTATTCTAGCTTGTATCTTTTCATTTTTTAATAATTGTCTAGCACGTACTTTTGTTTTAGCTAAATTTATATCTTCTTTAAAACCAGCTTTGATATAAGCATCTAACTCATTACCTGTACCAGCATACTCCATGCAAAATTTTTCTTGCATAGGTGTCATGCCTCTAGGAAGAGTAGATTGTTTTTCGTTGTTAATGTCTTGTGAAGGTTTTTCTAACATTCGTTTATTATATTCCTCTCTATTGACTCTATACAACCTTTTTAATCTTCTTCTTTCTAATTCTTTTTTTATTTCACCAGGTTTTCCTACGGTTGTGTGTTTTGAGTTTTTTGTTAATATTTTAAATTCTTGAATTAACTGTGGCTCAGTCATTTTGCCATAAATAATATGAGGTCTAGGTAGTTGTGGTTTTTTTGACATATAAACTCCGTTAAATAAAATGGAATGAGGGGAATAACCCCAACCCCCTCATTCCTAGTGTACCGGGATCACAGCCAAAGGAGACAATCAAAAGGCTTTAATCTTTAGTTATTTAAGTCTAAAGCAGATTCTACCAGTGGTTATAAATATATCTACATAATTGACATGATGCAAGTGTTTGTTTATTATTGAAAAATGGATGTAGATAAATTTTTATATACTCCTATGGTACTTCTTGATCATAGAGTTATGGAATACGATTTTTGTTTAGATAATATACAAAATAAAAATGGATACTATTTAGAGTTTGGTGTCTTTGAAGGTAAGTCAATAAACTACATGGCTCATCGTAAACCACAAATTACATTTCATGGATTTGATAGCTTTGATGGATTACCTGAACAATGGTTCATGGGTCACAAAGTTATTGAGAAAGGTTTCTTTAGTTTAAAAGAATTACCGAATGTACGAAATAACGTAAATTTATATGAGGGGTGGTTTACTAAAACCATACCCGGATGGAAGAAAGACCATCGTGGTCATATTTCTTTTATCAATATTGATTGTGATTTGTATAGTTCTACAAAAACAATCTTTGATGAACTGAATGATCAAATTGTAGCCGGCACGTTAATACGGTTTGATGATTTGTTAACCTCACCGATTGCTCATTATCCTAATTGGCAAGAAGGTGAATGGAAAGCTTTAGTTGAATGGTGTAAAAAATATAACAGAATTGTTAAACCTTTAGCTCGTTCTTGGAAACAAGGATGCACCGTAGTCGTGGAGAAATAAAATGGTAGAAAGAATTATGGATCCGAATAATATTCGTAGTGATCATTTAAATCGATATAACTTTGCCTGTAAAACCATAAAGAGTGCTTCAAATGTTTTAGATATAGGATGTGGTATTGGGTATGGCTCTGTAGTCATGCACAATCTTTTGGATGCACAGATTGATTGTATCGACAAATCAGCAGAAGCCTATGAAGTTTTTCAAGAGGCCTACAACTTCACAGCTCCTTGTATTGACTACATCGTTTCCGATTTTACTAATCTCGACAAGAACCGACTCAAGAAAAGTTACGATGCTGTTGTGTCGTTTGAGTTTATCGAACACATACCACCAAAGCTGGTTCCAAAAGTATTTGAGTTAGCTGCCGAGAAATCAAACACGTTCATCTGTAGTTCACCGAACGAATGGGTACGACCACACAAACAACCACCAGTTAATGAGTTTCACTTTAAACATTATGATCCTGATGAGTTCTCAGACTTTGCATGTGATGCTGGGTTTACAGATTTAGATTTCTTTTGTCAGACTCGTGGGGATTACGGTGAGGTCCGACCCGGACAAGATGGTAAGTTTATGATTGGTGTTTTTCGTAAGTAGATGGGTACCCTAGAAATAAAACAAAGGGGCCTATTTTGAAAAGGCTGATAATTTTATGTGTGGTGTAGATACTATACAAGCCAGGCAAAAGGTCTGTTTTTTCCTCCCCCCTTATTAAATGCGAACCCCCCCTACCTAATTTAGAATAATTCTAAGTTTCATTCTTATCTATCTAATTTAGAATCATTCTAAACTAAATTCCTGGATTGTACATTTTTTTTGTGTAGTTTAATTTATTGTACATTTTTTTTATGTATAAAAACCAGTCGGAGTACCTTAAAAATTAATTGTAAATAAATATTAAAATACTTTCTTATCAATCATTTAATTAAAATATTATATATATTTTGTTTTTCTTTTAGATGATAGTTGATTCAATACTGTATTTAAAAACCTTAATAAAATCTATTTAATAATAATTTCAAATATTTATCTCAAAAATAATATATTAATTCTTGAACTAAAGATTGATTGCTTTATACTAAATATAGTTAATAATAATAATAAAAAATGGAGATAATCAATTATGGAATTTGAAAACAAAAAAGAACTAAAAAAAGAACTAAATGAAATTATAGAATTAGCTTGTTCATTAGATGAAAAAATCGGTGATATGGTTTCAATAATTTGCGATGAAATAGAAGATGAAACAATTCAAGAACTAGAATATGAATTCGAGAATTCAGAATTTTCTAATAGTGTAGCAAATTATCAATATGAATTTACATCAAAGTTAATGAAAATTTTAGAAAAAATATAACCCTAAAAAATGGAGACTAAAAAAATGAAAAACAAAATTTCAATTAAAGATCAAATTTTCAATAGTGTTGCAGATACTTTAGAAATTCAATTAAAAAAACACGGTTTAAAATGGTCTAAAAATTGGGTAGAAAATTCAACGACTCAAGATTTAAATATCATTTCAAAAAAACCTTATAATGGTTTTAATACATTTTTGTTATTTGGTTCAAGAATGCAAAATGCATATAAATACCCATTTTGGCTAACTTTTAATCAAGCAAAAGATTTAAAGTTTAAAATTTTAAAAGGTTCGAAGTCTACATTAATTGGATATTATGAAGTTAAGGAACAAGTTTATAATGAATCAAAACATAAAAAATATAAGACTATTTCTAATACTTATTTAAAAAATGGGGTTTTATATATTAAATTATTTATACAAAAAAAAAGTAATGTTTTTAATATACAACAAACAACAATTATGAATGATCAAAAAACTTTGGATAAATATATAAATAAATTTATTAAAAAAGAAAAAGAATCATTAATAAATACTGATCAAGATTATACAGAAATACAAAATATTATTTATAATCTTGCCATTGTAAATCATGAAAAAAGTGGAGGTTGTTTTTATTCACCTTTACATGATCAAATTACAATGATTGAAAAAAACCAATTCAATTCTAATTCAGATTATACATCAGTTTTATTTCATGAGTTAGCCCATTGGACAAAGACAGAAAAAAGAACAAATAGGGAAAAATTAAAATTACCATATTCAAACGAGGAATTGGTAGCAGAAATTACTAGTGTATTTTTATCTATATATTATGGTGTTGAATTATTCCCACGAGAAAACCATACGGCATATATTCAGAGTTGGTTAAAATCTTGTAAAGATAAAAAGAAAAGTATTTATCAAGCTTTTCAATTGGCTAAAAAATCATCTCAATTTATTACAGAAAAAATTGATATTAAATTAAATAAAATTATTACTTCAGAAACTAAAGAAAAAATAAAAAAACAATTAACTAATTAATAAAAGGAATTAAAAAAATGAAAAATAAAATAAAAAACTTTTTAAAATTATTAAAAAAATTATTTGGATTATGGTTGTTTTCAGT